TCAAGACGCCTTGATGGCGCTAAACCAGATGATCGACTCATGGAACACTGAGCGATTAGCTGTTTTCAGCACCCAAGATCAAGTGTTTACTTGGCCTGCTGGATTTATTAACCGCACCCTTGGCCCAACAGGTGACTTTGTAGGCAACCGGCCTATCCTGCTGGACGACGCTACCTATTACCGCGACCCAGGCACCAATGTCAGCTTTGGCATAAAAATGATTAACCAACAGCAGTACGATGGTATTGCTGTTAAGACGGTGACGTCTACCTATCCGCAAGTGCTGTTTATCAACATGACCTACCCTGATGTTGATATGTACATTTATCCCAAGCCCACACGAGACTTGGAATGGCACTTTATTTCGGTGGAAGAACTGACTCAGCCTGCTAACTTGGCAACAGACATCCTATTCCCGCCAGGCTATTTGCGAGCATTTGTCTACAACTTGGCAATGGAGTTTGCCCCCGAGTTTGGCGTTGAGCCAAGCCCGCAAGTGCAGCGCATCGCCATGACCAGCAAACGCAATCTGAAGCGCATCAACAACCCTGATGACGTAATGTCTATGCCTTACGCCATTGTCGCCACTCGTCAACGCTTTAACATTTACGCAGGAAACTACTAACATGGCCACCATCGCAATCACAGCTCTCCCCGTTGCAACTGCCGCCGCCGTTGCGGATGTCTTGCCAATTGTGCAATCAGGCACGACTAAACAAGTCACCAATGCACTATTGTTTACCAATTCAACATTGGTAACTCCCGTGCTTGGAACGCCCGCGAGCGGCACGTTGACCAACTGCACAGGCTTACCTGTTGCAACTGGTGTAAGTGGTTTGGGGACAAGTGTAGCCACATTTTTGGCAACACCAAGCAGCGCCAATTTGCGAACTGCTTTGACTGACGAAACCGGCACCGGCTCTGCTGTATTTGCAACAACGCCGACGCTAGTGACGCCGGTCATTGGTGCAGCTACAGGCACAAGCCTTGTATTGAGCAGTTTTAACGCAGTAAGTGCAGCAGCGCCAACAATTGCAAGCGCAACAACAATTGCTCCAACAACGCCGATTGCTTTTGTTTCGGGAACAACGGCAGTTGTGACTATCACGGCACCAAGCCCAATTTCTGCTGGCGGCGGTTCAATTATTTTGATCCCAACTGGCGTATTTACATGGACAACGGCAGGCAATATTGCGTTAGCTGGCACCGCAGTAGTTAGTAAGGCATTAACAATGACTTACGACGTTACGACAACCAAGTGGTATCCAAGTTACATTGCATGAAAACGCCAATTCTTGGTTCAGCGTATGTTGCCCGCAGTATCAACGCTGCGGACAACCGCATGGTCAACTTGTTTCCAGAAGTTATCCCCGAAGGCGGCAAAGAAGCAGGGTTTCTTAACCGCGCCCCAGGGCTTAACTTCTTGCAGACCGTAGGCACCGGCCCGATCCGCGCCTTGTGGGCGCATCAAACCAACGGCAGTAGTTTCTTTGTTGTATCTGGCCAGCAAGTCTACAAACTGACCAGCCTAACCGCCACGCCGCAATTGCTGGGCACTGTGTCGGGCACCGGCCCCGTGTCTATTGCTGACAACGGCACTCAGATTTTCTTTGCTTGCAACCCTGACGGTTACATCTACAACGAAACCACTGGTGTGTTTGCCCAGATCACAGACCCTGACTTTGCTGGTGCTGTAACGGTTGCGTACCTTGATGGGTACTTTGTTTTTAATCAACCCAATAGCCAGATCATCTGGGTGTCGCAATTGCTGGACGGCACCTCAGTCGATCCGCTGGACTTTGCCAGCGCCGAAGGCTCGCCCGATGGCGTGGTGGGCATCATTTCCGACCACCGTGAGCTGTGGGTGTTTGGCACTGACTCTGTAGAAGTCTGGTACGACTCTGGCGCGGCTGACTTCCCTTTGACCCGCATTCAAGGCGCTTTCAACGAGATCGGCTGCGTGTCGGCGTACACCATTGCCAAAATGGACAACGGCCTGTTCTGGCTAGGCACAGACGCCCGTGGCCAAGGTATTGTCTACAGGGCAAACGGCTATACCGGCGTTCGTATTTCCACCCATGCGGTTGAGTACGCCATTGCCCAGTACGGCAACATCTCAGACGCTATCGCCTACACCTACCAGCAAGAAGGCCATGCTTTTTATGTGCTGAGTTTTCCAAGCGGCAACGCCACATGGGTCTACGATGTAGCTACCCAAGCATGGCATGAACGGGCTGGCTGGGACAACGGCGAGTTTATGCGGCACCGCAGCAATTGCCAGTGCAATTTTGGCGGCAACATTATTGTTGGCGACTTTGAAAACGGCAACATCTACACGTTTGACTTGGACATCTACGCTGACAATGGTGGCGTCCAGAAGTGGCTGCGCTCGTGGCGGGCGCTGCCGACAGGCACAAACAACCTGAAACGCACAGCGCACCACAGTCTGCAATTGGATTGCGAGGCAGGCGTTGGCTTAAATCTATACCCTGCATACGACAGCGAAAACATTGACACTGAATCAGGATTAGACCTTGTAGCTGAATATGTGCAAACGTATTTGGCAACCCAATCAGGGGTTACGTTAACCACCGAAGCAGGGGATGGTTTTGAACCGCTTGGGCAATATGAGCTGTCAGATACCGACATTACTGGGTACAACTTAGTCACTAACTCATATCTTGCTGCACCAGGCTACGACCCTGCGGTCATGCTGCGCTGGTCGGATGACGGCGGTCACACATGGTCGAACGAACATTGGTCGCCGCTGGGCAAAATTGGTGCGTATGGCCAACGAACTTTCTGGCGTCGGTTGGGCATGACGCTCAAGTTGCGCGACCGTGTGTACGAGCTCTCAGGCACTGACCCCAACAAGATCGCCATCATGGGGGCAGAATTGATTATAAGCCCGACCAATGCCTGATCATGGCGACCAATCCAAACGCCACCCAGATCACGCCCCCACGGGTGTCGATTATTGACGAACGCACGGGGGCAGTCTCGCGTGAGTGGTATCGGTGGTTTTACAGTTTATACAACTTTGCTGGTGGTGGCACAGGCATTTTGCCGGTAACAAGCGGCGGCACAGGGTTAGACACCATACCAACCAACGGCCAACTGCTGATTGGTAATGGCACAGGGTACACATTAAACACGTTGGGTTTTGGCGCTGGCATTTCAGTCACCAATGGTCTGGGCACCATCACGCTGGCCAACACGGGTGTGCTGTCATTTTCTGGCGGCACAACCGGACTAACGCCAGCAACGGCCACTACAGGCATTGTGACCCTTGCAGGCACCTTGGCCATCGCCAACGGCGGCACAAACGGTTCTGCAACCCCTACAGCCTACGGCGTGGCTTATGGAGATGGAACTGCTTATGCGTTTACTGCTGCGGGCACTACCGGCCAAGTACTGACGGCCACGACAGGCAGCGCGCCTACTTGGGCAGCCCCAGCAGGTGTCGCCGCGCCGGTCACCAAGACCGCTGACTTTACCGTTGCGGCTACTGATGTTTGGCTGATCAACAACAAGACAGGATCGACTTGTACAGTGACGCTTCCGGCCGCATCAAGCTGGTCAGGTCGCGTTTTACGGTTTTTGAACTACCAAGCTCAGACGGTTGTCTCAGCGTCCTCAAACGTGGTGCCTCTGACCGGCGGGGCGGCGGCAACGTCTATCCTGTTGGCCAGCTCAGGTGACCAGACGACTTTGGTGTCTGACGGCACGAACTGGCTGGTGACACAATACATACCTAACAACATTCTTCTTTTGGAATAATTGATGATCCACCACCATTTCAGCGCAGGTGTGTACGCCAAAGAAACCCGCATACCAGCAGGGTATGTCTTGGTGCAACACGCTCACAAGCATGATCACCTGTCCATCTTGGCCAGCGGGTCTGTTGAATTGCTTGTGGATGGGGTCAGATCGGTCGTTCATGCCCCCGCCTGCCTGACTATTGCCGCAGGTAAGCATCACGGCGTAAAATCGCTCACAGACGTGGTTTGGTACTGTATACACGCCACCGATTGCACGGATGAAAACGAAGTTGACGAAGTGCTGATTGTGCCCAGCAACGTAGAAGAAATGCAAGAACTGGCGTTAAGCCTGAAGGAGTAAATTATGCCTTGGTCATTCATCATCCCCGCAGCAGCCAGCCTAATCGGCGGCTCAATGCAAGCAGATGCTTCTCGATCAGCCGCAAACACTGCCAATGCGGCTGCTGATCGCGCGGCTGAATTACAACGCAGGATGTACGAAGAAAACGTGGCCAGGCAAAAGCCTTTCTACGACGTTGGCGTTAATGCGTTGCCAGGTTTGGTGAAAGCATCTGAATACACGCCGTTTAGTATGAAAAATTTTCAGCAAGACCCAGGCTACGCTTTTCGGCTTTCTGAAGGTCAAAAACAACTCGACCGTCAAGCAGCTTCTCGTGGCGGGCTGATCTCTGGCGGGGCTT